TAGTAGCCCCTAAGTCTGATGAGGACATTGAGGCTTGGGCAAAACAATACCCAGATGTAGCAGGTATTGTTGAAAAGATTGCTTCTAAGAAAGCAAAAGAGATGTTCAGTAAGGCTGAGTCTCGACTGCAAGAATTAGATGAAGCTCACAATGAAGCACTACGAATGAAAGCAGAGAATGCTATTCGTAAGGCTCACGATGACTTCGATGAATTAAGACAATCAGATGAGTTCCATGACTGGGCAGAGGCACAGCCTAAGTGGGTTAAGGATGCACTCTACGAAAATGCAGACGATCCTGCTTCAGTTATTCGTGTGATTGATCTTTATAAAGTTGACAATGGTATGACAAATGTAGCTAAGAAGAACAATCGTAAAGCTGCAGCGTCTACAGTTGCCAAAGGAACTCGTACTTCTATTGATGCAAAAGGTATATCAGGACAAATCAAAGAGTCTGATGTAGCTAAGATGTCAGCTAAGGAGTTTGAGGATCGTCTTGACGAAATTAACGAAGCTATGAGTAATGGTAAATTCGTCTACGATGTATCTGGTGGAGCCAGATAAACTATTGACACTTAACAAGTGTTACATATAACTACGTGTATCTATTAGTAGAGCCTCCTTATGGACTACCTCTACTAGATACTTTTCCAAAAAGTCTAAACTACAAAGAACCACCTGTCCAAGTATAGGCCCAGTGGTGTTGACTAGCGCAAGTTAACATTTACTGCACCCTAGAAAACGTACAGCCTCTTTAAAGGTGTTTAGCTTTCTTCATAAGCCAAATATCATGGAGGATTTCAAAATGGCTTTTACTTCAGCGAGTGGCTATGGGAACTTGCCAAACGGCAACTTTTCCAGCGTCATCTATTCCAAAAAGGTACAGCTTGCCTTTAGGAAAAAAACAGTAGTTGGTGATATTACTAACTCTGATTATTTTGGGGAGATCAGTGCCCAAGGTGATACGGTCAGAATTATTAAGGAGCCTGAGATTTCGGTGTCGTCCTATGCGAGAGGCACACAGATCACAGCACAAGATCTTGATGATGAAGACTTTTCTCTAGTTGTAGACAAGAGCAACTACTTCGCCTTCAAAGTCGATGATATCGAAGAGGCTCACAGCCACGTCAATTTTATGCAATTGGCTACTGACCGTGCAGCTTATCGTCTAGCTGATCAGCATGACCAAGAAGTTCTTGGTTACCTATCAGGTTATACACAGTCTGCACTACATTCAGCAGCAGACACTGTTAACACAACTGTTAATGGTACTAAAGCTGTTTCAACTGCAGGTTCTGACGAATTGCTTTCTTCAATGAAACTATCTCGTCCTAACTTCGGTAACTTGACAACAGCAGGTTCAACAGGAGACTCTATCCCTGTTGCTGCACGTCTACCAGGTGCTACCGCACTACCAACAGGTTACGTATCACCTAACATGATCGTAGCTCGTATGGCTCGTTTGCTTGATCAACAACAAGTTGATAAAGATGGTAGATGGCTCGTTGTTGACCCTGTATTTATGGAGATTCTTCGTGACGAAGATTCACGCCTCCTAAATTCTGATTACGGTGAATCAGGTGGTCTACGCAACGGTCTAGTCATCAACAACTTGCATGGCTTCAGAATCTATCAGTCTTCAAACCTACCATCAGTTGGTACAGGTTCTGACACTGTAGACAATTCTGACCAAGCAGATAACTTCGGTGTTATCGTTGGTGGTCATGATTCAGCAGTTGCTACTGCAGAGCAGATCAACAAGACTGAAACATATCGTGATCCTGACAGCTTTGCTGACATCGTTCGTGGTATGCACCTATACGGCAGAAAAATTCTAAGGCCAGAAGCCTTGGTAACTGCTAAGTATAACTTGGCGTAAGGGAGGATTGACTTATGGCTACAGTAACAACTCTTTCACGAGCAGCAGGTGGACGTGGTAATCCTGGTAACAAACCTTACCTTGTTGAAGTCGAAATCGACTTGGCAGCAGCAGCAACTGCAAAAGGTTCAGCATTGGCAGCTAACGATGTTATCGAAGCTATCACTGTTGGTGCCAACACAGTTGTAATGTTTGCAGGTGCTGAAATTACAACAGCACCATCAGGTGGTACAGGTGCAACTTTTGACCTAGGTATTACAGGCGGTGATGTTGATGCATTTGTTGATGGGATGACCCTTACAGGTGCTTCAGCAGGTGATTATGGTACACTTGCAAATACTGCAACTCCAATCCTAGTTACAACATCCGACACAATCGACATGTTGCTTCTAGGAACTACACCAGACACTGCTGGTAAGGTTCGTGTCTATGCATGTTTGATGGACGTTGACTCAGTTGGCTCTTCTAAAGAAGCTGACGAAGTTGATCGTGACTATCTTGCATAAATGATTAAACTTTAGGGGCTGGGTAACTGGCCCCTTTAGGCTATCTGAAGGATTTTTGTAATGGCTAACTACGTTACACTGGTTAATGAACTACTCACTAGACTAAACGAGGTTACTCTTTCTACATCTGGTAGTGGTTTTAATGATGTGCGTAATGTGCAATCATTGGCTAAACAGGCAGTAAACAATTCCATTAGAAATATCCTACAGACAGGTCAGGAATGGCCTTTCTTAAAAACTACTTATACTCAAACATTAACTGCAGGAACAAGACAATACGACTTTCCTGCAGACTATTCTAGAGCAGACTGGCAGACTTTTTATATTAAGAAGTTAACATCTGTTGATAATACCCCCATGTCTTTACCTGCTATTACGTATGATGAATACATTCAAAAGTACAGACACTTTGATGACACAGGTGATCAGACAGGTATCTCTGCTCCTACTCTTGTCTATCAAACAAATGAAGAGAAGTTTGGTGTAACTCCTATTCCCAACGATTCTTATCAGATTGAATATGTGTACTGGTCTTTTCCAGCAGATCTTTCAGAATACGATGATATAACAGCAATACCCGACAGGTTCAAACATGTAATCATTGATGGTGCTATGATGTACATGATGCGTTTTAGATCCAATGAACAGAGTGCTGCAGTACATCAAGGTGTATTTCAAGAAGGTGTTAAATCAATGAGAAGAATACTTGTTGATGAACCTTTACGCATTAGATCTACAGTAGTAGAAAGAATTAACTCTTCTAATCAAGTGTTGGGTAGAGTTCTCTAATGGCAGACAATCTAGGCTCATTTAAAGTATTTGCACAGGGTGGCTTAAATCTGAACAGAGATGTTCTGTCTCAGGGTGAAGTTGCACCTGGATCTGCTATATCTTTGCTGAATTATGAACCTGCTATTACAGGTGGATACAGACGCATTAGTGGGTATACTAATGATTATGGTACTGTACCAGGAAACAGTAGTAAAAGTGTTCTCGGTGTTTCTGTATCTGATGGTATTAACGATGGTATTCTGGCTGCTCGTGAGCCTAACACAGGTAATAACTATTTATACTATTGGGATAATACTACTGAAGCTTGGGTATCAATTAAAACAGATGTAGTAGCTAACGATAGAGATGGTGTTGCTACAGCACAAACTCCTAGTGGTGCAGGTAATCTAACTATAGATGGAACACTTGCAGATACTGGAACAGTAAATTTTACTACATCTGCAGCACAACAACCAAGACTTGTTACGTTTTATGCAGCAGCAGACGAGTCGGGTGTAGAGTTTACTATAACTGGTACAGACTATCTAGGCACTTCTCAAACAGAAACTGTAACTGGACCAAATGCTACTACAGTAAGCAGTACAAAGTACTTTAACACAATTACTCAAATTGCTGTTAGTGGAGCTACAACAGGTGATATTGAGGTTGGCTCTGGAACAGGTCTTTACAGAACTAGTAACCCTACAATGACAGGGGTTAAAAAAGTTAGGTTTGTTAATTTTGAATTAAATGGTGTTAAAAAGGTATATATTACTGATGGTATAAATCCTGCTGCTATTTACGATGGAACAAACTACAGGCAAGTTACTGATTCGACAGCACCAACCGCACCTAAACTATCTGCTGTTTTTAACAGTCGTAGTTTTTTGGCGGCAGATCCTTCAGAAGCTTACAACCTCTACGTTGGTGGTCAGTCCAATGAACTTAGCTATAGTGTAGGAGATGATGCACAAGTTTTTAATGTTGGATTTGACATAGTTGCTTTAAAAGCTTTTCGTGGTGCTCTATATGTTTTTGGAACTACAAACATTAAAAAATTTACAGGGTTTACAAGAGAAGACTTTGCACTCGAAAATGTTACAGATGACCTTGGTTGTTTAGCTACTGACAGTGTAATTGAAATTGGTGGTGATCTCCTCTTTTTATCTCAAGATGGTTTAAGGCCATTATCAGGTACAGATAAAATTGGGGATATAAACTTAGAAACTGTTTCTAAACCTATTCAATCTTTTATTACAGACGTTGTTCAAAATAATGATTTAGATGTTGTTTCTTCTGTGCTGATAAGAAAAAAATCTCAGTTTAGACTGTTTTACAGTGTAGAGGATGAAGGTGGTTTAATAGGTGGTCTAAGACAAAACCCTCAAGGCGGTATTAATTTTGAGTTTGGTCAGCTACTTGGTATTGAGGTTACTGCTGCATCAAGTGGTTACATTGGTAAAAATGAATATGTGATTCATGGGGATACTACAGGAAAAGTATACAGACAAGAATCAGGAAATAGTTTTGGTGATAATAACATTGTAAGCCTATACCAAACTCCTTTTCTTCACATGCAAGATCCAGAGCAACGTAAGATTATACATACTGTAGCTACTTATCTTAGATCAGAGGGTGACAGTGAAATTGTTATGTCAGTTATTTATGACTATGATGACAATACTATTTTAAACCCTACAAACTTTACACTGACTACAGAAGGTGCTGCAGCTTATTATAACGAAGCAATCTACAATGACAGTGCTACAATTTGGAGTGGTAACCCATCACCAGTTCAAAGGGTAAATGTTTCAGGTTCAGGGAAATCGGTATCTTTTAGATACGTTACAAATGACACTAATGCTTCACACAGTATCCAAGGTATTGTTGTGACGTTTGGAGTGGGGGATAGACTTTAAATGGCAGGTTATACAAGACAGAGTGCTGCGGATATTGTTTCTGGTCAGGTTATTAAAGCTGAACCAGTCAACAACGAATTTCAGCAGATACTAGCTGCATTCAATGCAAGCACAGGACACAAGCATGATGGTACTGCAGCCGAAGGTGCTTATATCCCAACGATCTCAGATACAAACAACTTTACTAAAGTAGTAATTGATACTGCTAACAACAGAATCAACTTCTTTACGAATGTTGGTAGTGCTGCAGTAGAACAGATAAGGATACAAGATGGAGCTATTGTTCCTGTCACTGATGAAGATATTGATCTGGG